CTACACTGCGGCTTTAGCGGAGCACGTATGTAGCACAAGATCGTTCATTTTCATGTTGATGAGGGATAGCTGATCCGTATTGTTCTCTGACATCCAGGTACCATAAACTCGATAGACCATCTGCGCATCTGAATGGCCCATTTGCGCGGCGACGTAATTCGGGTTTGCGCCTGCAGACAAAGCCCAGCATGCGAAGGTATGCCTGGACTGATATGCTTTACGGTGGCGAAGGCCTGCACGCTTAAGCGCACCGTTCCATATCTGACCCAGCGACTCAGCAGAGTAGTAGCTGCCTGCTCGCCCGTTAACAGAGTCAATGCTGGCATTAAATACGAATGTCTTCTGATCCTCGATCCGTTCCCCATACTCCCTTGTATGAAAGGTGAATGATATCTGGGGATACATTCTTGTCAGCTGGCGCTGGTCCCGGAGAACCTCTACTGCTGCATCAATCATGCTGATGACCCTGTTGCCCGCTTCAGTTTTCGGTGGAGTAAAAATACCCTGTGGAGTCAGATTGCGTGACACTGTGATTGTTTTCGCTTCGAGATCTATATCTTCCCATGCAAGCGCACATATCTCCCCGTGACGCAGCCCTGTCATAATCGCCAGTGACCACATGTTGGCGGTCTGGCGAGTACGGCATCCCGCTATGAGCCGCGGAAACTCATCACGGGTAATCGGGTCTGGACGCTTATTGGATTTTTTAAGAGGCTTGATACCCGTCATTGGGTTTGCCTCTATGTACCCATTACCGTGCGCAAAAGCGAAGATGGCTTTCAGATCGGACATGCTGGAGTTCACAGTGGCGGCCGTTCTTCCTTTCTTCTGAATGTTCATTCCTCTGCCAGTGAAATAGCTTCCGTTTAGCAGCTCGATACGCAGGTTAAGCAGATCTTTCTGCATAATCGACTTTATATCCCTGCTGTTGCCTATATTGTCGAGCGTGACGCGAACCCGCCGCTCTGTTGTCACATACGAACTGTTTGCCCAGTCAGGCTTTTTGAGTTTTAGCCATAAATCCGCGACATCACGTATGGCAACTGGTTTTGAAGATTCCGTTTCGTTTTTAAATGATGGCGAGTCGGGGAACTGACTGCGGTAATCAAACGCCCCTGTCTTTATCCGGTACACAATGTTGCTACGCAGCTCACCAGCCATTTTCCTGTTTTTCGGCGTGTCAGGTACCCCGAGCGCCTCCCACCGTCTTTGCCCTTCAAACATGAACCAGATGCGAAGATGGTTCTTGTTCGGGGCAACACCTGTTGGATATCCAGCCATTTTCCATTCTCCTGTTGAAAGGGATCTGCATTTAAGCAGATTTGCGACGGGGAATCGCTGCCGGCAAGCTGTCTATCCATTTCTCAACAAGCTTCCAGTCATAGAAGCACTGGCTGTTATCGAAGGGTATGCCATCGGCCGAAACGTGCTTGTACTCTCTTCCTTCCATCCAGCATTCAGTGCGTGCCTTTTTTATAGTGTTTCCTTTCAGTCCTGTGATGGTTTGAAGAACAGACTCTGACACCCATTTACTCGGCATCAGCTGAATTACGTTTTCCATAAATCCTCCGAAATACGCATAAGCGCTACTGAGACGGGCGCCGATCGCGCCGCATCACAGGTAGCTGAAGATGGTTTTGATTATGATGATTGCCACGATGGTGATGATGAGGTGGAGTGGGGTTATCATCAGAACTGCTTCCCGTTTTCCTTGCTGCGGGCATCACGCTGATGGTCTACGCGGTGGCGGTTGTATTCCAGCTTTTCTTCAATGGCGCCTTCGATGTCATAACCAAAGGCATGGGCGTAATCGAGGATGCGGATAACGGCATCAGCCAGTTCAACTTCTGCCATCTTGCGATGCGGCAGGTGGTCATCCATGAGATTCTTACGCTCTCCCTCCATAGCCTCACTTATTTCAGAATGAATCAGGCACAGCAGCGTGCCTTTCTCGCGGGGGTTTTCCCACCAACCGGCCTCGATATTCTGCTGATGTATTTTTTGCTGAAGCTCTTTGATAGGCATAACAACTCCTCACGCAGAGCGCGATAGTGAATATTGATAACATGATGAATTATGATTAAAGGGCTCTGTTCAGGTTAGATAGGTTAAGTTGCATTTCATATACTATAAATTTGTTTTTACCTATAAAAAAGCCTAAAGTTAATATGGTTTAACTTATCCTCCATAGATATACGGCGGCCTTTCAACCTTCTTGGAAACATAGTGGACATACACACAACGGTATCTGCTCAACTGTCCGGGCTAATTCATCTCCTTACTTCCAGCGAAAGAGAAACGCTTAGCGAAGAAAGCAATGAAGAGATGATAGAAATGTACCTGGTACTGGGTGCGCTTCTGCAAATGACATATCAAATTAAACTTAAATCGTAGTCTGCGGTTTCCGCGACACTGATTGTTCTATACGTTCAGCGGACTCGGTAGGATACGGGTCTGCTGAAAGAGCATCATGCTTCCTCCTTGTTCGTAGCTGCCCGCAACGTCCGGCTAGGGGCTTCCCTGCATGTTGTCCGAACAGTAACATCCCTTACTAATCTTTCCTTGACGGTAGTGGCACTTGCTTGTGAACTTAATCTATTGGCGAGGGCGATTAGCTAAAACAATTTTAACGTTGAGCATTTCCAGTTCCGCTGATGCATCAATCTCGTCACACATAGTAATTCTCTAATGTTTAGGTATAAAAAAACCGCCTCGTTTGGCGGTTGGTTGACTCTTAATGGGTACTACGCAGGCCTTACGGTGGCCTTTGTTGGATGCCCATCAGGACCGTCATCATGATTATGGTCAGGATTAGGCTCAATGATGACTATATAATCTTTGCCTTTACCATCGCGTGTCAGTGTCACCAAATCTCCAGCACAAGGTTTAGTATCGAAATCATGTACCTCTTCAACGCCGGTATCCTCGAAAATCACAGTAATTTTCATAATTCAGCTTCCTCCTGATAAACCGCATAAGTGGTCATTTTACGGGGTTAGGGCGGTGGTTATTCACCAAGGCAACGAGCTATTTCCTTCCTGTGCTCATCAATGATTTTTAAGGCTAGGGCGCTGTCATGCTCATGCTTGTCTACACAATACTCAAATGTGTCTTGAACACCCAAACTAAGAAGATGCTCAGCATGGGCTTCCTTCAGTTTCCATTCGATAAACTCAGGCACTGACATTGCCAACGCTTCTGATTGGCTCCCTGCATCCTTCCTAATTTGATCATAAAGAGGGATGTTATTTTTGCGGAATTCATCTAAATCCATCTGAACGTAGTTTTTCATTTTCCTTCCTCTTTCTGATAAACCGGGTCAGTACCCCGGGGAAACTGCAATGCGGCATTCCTATAGTATTGTAGACGCTCGCGGAAATACTCACGCTGGCTCTCCGGCTGCTGCAGCTCCACTTCCATAGCGATAACCGGCATGTTCATGCGCTCTTTGTAGCCGACGCCTGATGCGGCCAGATCGACATTAACCTTATCGCGTTCTTCTTTACTGCGTGCTGCGAGATTGTGTGACATAGCGACCCCTCCTAAATGGAGTATATCGCTACCGTCGCACCTCGGCGCATTCTAATTGCACCAGTGGCCGGCGCTCATGCAGCCGGGACTTTATCTGCTCGCAGGCCTCAATGGTTGGATAGATACGCTCCGACACCGGCGCGGGAAGGGCAGAGACTATTACGATGACGAAGCCGATGAGCATGGCTACACCTCTGGTTTGCGATACAGTGGGTACGCGGTCCAGCCATTGTGCTCTGCGTCTGCAGCATCCTCATCCTGTTCTGGGTCGAGTAATGAAACGTCCCTTCCTACATCGGTATCGTTAACCCATAGCCACGCCTCTGGCTCGCCGAAGGTTTTTCGGTACCGCTCCAGCTCCTTTGCCATAATCTGGGCTTCACCCATTGAAAGGGATGGATCGAAGCTGGCTATCTCTTTCAGTCTTTCATCGCTAAGCATGCTGCCTCCGGTCCCTTTGTCAGTACGGATAGAGTAATGCGCTCTGTTAACGCCTGCATCAATGTCCGCTCCACCTCATGCAGTTTCTCACGCTTACCCGGCTTCATTTTGAGGTACCGCAGCACCTGCGCCTGCAGTTCCGGAGAGATGGCCGGCATCTCATATTGCATAAGCCACCCCCGTCCAGATTATTGTGCACGCTACCCACATAACAGCCCACATCTTGCCGCGAGTGCTCATGGTTTGACCTCCATGCAGACTTTCAGCGCATCGTAAAAGCAGCCCTTCAGGTTGTTGAATTGCCCGCCTGTCAGGGGGCCGTATTCGCCCAGACGATCGTGTAGCTTCCACGCGGCATCGTTAACCTGATTGGACCCGATATCCGGCAGAACTGGTTCTGACTTCAGCTCCGCCAGGCTGACAGCGGGCGCGGGGCGGGCATACACAATGCGCCCGATATTCCCGCGGGCCATTTCTTCGTGATAGACATGCGGTTCAGCGTCGTACCAGTTGCCATCCTCGATGAGCTGATAGATTGGCTTCTGCTTCTCCAGCTCTGCCAGCTTAAATAATGCATCTCGGATTAGCGCCGTATCAGCATGCCCGAGAATCATTCCAGCTTTGATATCTTCAGAGTTGATCATTTGCCACCTGCCAGTGATTTTGGTATCTGAACTTCATCACCTAACTTTTCTTTCACAAAAGCCCGGCACGCATCAGGTAGGTTGCTATGCTCTCCCGCGGGGATACGAAGCCGGGAAAAAAGCTTGGCGTTTTCTGTCGGGTTGAACCTGTATGCTCGGTCCCAGTTTCCTCGAGTGAAAAATGTTTTTACCGATTTATATGGGGCGTCTGGGTTACCTGTAGATATCTGAACGTTCTCTCCTAAAGCCAGTCCTACGGCATAATTCAGGGTTTCACCTTGCATTTCTGAAGTTTTCATTTGCCACCTGCCAGTGATTCATATTGGGAAGGGGTGTTGTCGGTTTCGGCACTGGGTTTTTCGGCGCACTCGCACATCCCGGAAAATGCCAGCGTTAATGGGCTAGGCTCATCAACATGAGAAACTTCATCGGCGTGATAGCGTGTTCCACGATATGAGACGCTATATCCACCAGACTCTTTAATCAGCATCAACTTACCTACACGACCGCATATCTCTTTCCGCTTACCTCTTGTTCTGCAAAAAGTGAAAGCAACCTGGTCGCCTATTTGTATTGGTTTAGGAGTGCCGTACCATTGACGGCAATTCTTACAACGCTCCATCTCTTTCCCCTTACGCAATGCCAGCCGGGTACAGGCCAGCACTGTCAGTTATGCTTCTCATTATTCAAAAGCTCAGCAATTCGCTGAGCCTTGAGTGGGTTTTTAATCAGTGTGCCGTCAGGGTGCTTCCAGCCTTTCCGCATGTGGCTGTATGGGAGCGTTATGCGGCCGACAGTAATGGGATCGTCTGGTGCTTTCATGGCTACCTCATGCGTTGGTTAACCCGAGATCTGATTTGCGCAGGTTGAATACTTCTTCGAGTTTGCGCAGCTCTTCTGCTCTGCCAGATAAGGCATTGCGTGCGCGGTCATAGGCTTTGTTGAGTTTTTCTGCATCCATCTGGCCTGCATTCTCTGCGAACCACTCCAGCGGGCCCGTAGGGGGCTGCAGGCGCTCTACAAAGTGCTCAACCCGCTTGCCTCTGGAAACCGAAAGCATCATTGAGAAACTGGCGTCTATACCGCTCATGGCTTTCACCTTGATACCGCCTACCTTCACGCCGCCAAACTTAACGTTAGGGTCTCCTACCAGTGTTAGGCTCTTGCCTACCCAGTCCTTGCCGTCATTGCCCCAGCCATCTACCAAAACCCGGCGCATTGAAAGAGATGGCTTGTATGGTCGCCCGTCAAACCCTTCGAGGTCGATAAATACCGGCTGCTCTTTGTTGCCGGCGCGGACAGATTTAATCGTTGCAGTGATGCTGGTCGTCTGAACGTCCTCAAAGTTGATTTGGTCAGACTTAGGGATGATGGTTTGTGAAAGGTCCATTAGAGGATTACCTCGTCGTCAAATTCTTCGTCAAATAGGTAGGATGGGATGTTTATTTCTGCGGAAGGGAGCACGATGCCTTCTGTTCTGATGCTCTCGTCCTGAATGCACTGCGATATTTTCTCAAGGCCAGCAACCATGGCTTTTCTGCCAGCCTCCAGGGACTCTTCACCGATGTAATACATGCAGTTCCGGTGAGGTGCTTTGTTCTCTATGGCGAAGAAGCAGAACTCATCTACCTCTTTGCCGGTTGCCAGCCTCAGAACGTGCAGGTAAAAAGCAGCCTGTATGTGGTAATGGAATTTCCCGAATGCCTGGCTGAATCCGCGCGGGCTTGCATCGCTGCAGCTCTTAACATCCAGCGGGTATGAGTAGCTATCAGAGAGCCGGTCGAAACGGCATTTCAGCGGCAAGCCGGTAATGTCACATGTTGCGAAAATAGAAACTTCAGAGTGTCCTGGTGACCTCATGTAATCGACGAAATCATCATTCATTCGGGCCGTTTCTATCATCCGGGAAACCGTGACCGCTTCCTGGCCAACAAGTATGTTGCTGGCCTCATAGTCAGAAAGTGCCGCTTTGTATTCTGACGATCGCCGGTCTGCCGTTGATGCCATCATCAGGAACTCACGCTTGAATAAATCGGGCTCAAGCAGGGCGGCATGTATAGCTGTCCCGATATGGGCTGACTTGCTTCCCTTAAACGGATTGAAATAGAGGTTTGCCGGACTGACGCTTATCGCTTTTATGGAGGTGGACCCGATGGCCGGGTCCGCGTGGTAATCGCTATTGGATGTGTCGTAGTAAACGCCAGGCTCCATCACGCCACCTTGTTAATAATCACGTTCACGCCGCGCTCACGGTTGCCGGTGCCTATCATCAGCTCCCGCAGCACCTCATCCAGTTTTATGTGCCAGTCGTCGTCATGGTCGAGCATGGCAACAGCCTGACCGTCATAGTGCTGATTCAGAAAGGCGAGGGCGGCCATCATCAGCGGGTTAACGTGGTTACGGCGCTGCCAGTCGTCCACGTAATCAGCCACGTCACGCTGCTCGCTATCAGGCAGTGCGTCTGCAATGCTCTGAACCTCTTCTCTGTCGCGCTGCGTCAGTCTGAAATTCATTGAAAAGCCCTCCGCAGTAACCGCATTGCCATAGCCCACTTCGCTTTGTCGCTGTAGAGATGGGCCTCTCTGGAAAGCTCCTGTGCTTTCGTGAAGTAGCGTGATTTCATTTGTTGCCTCTCTGGCTCATGGCGTTTAACAGGCTGCGGGCTGCAGCACGCATGCGGCGGGTGATACGTTCTAACTGTGATTCTTCGAGCTGTGCAGCGCCCACGATGGCGCCGCCCGCGATGGCATAGTTCATCGTGGGTCCTTAAAATTGGTTGGTTATTGGTGTTAAAAAAAGCCCAGCATTGCGCCGGGCATAGGGATGAAACGTTCTGGTTATGGAAGCCCTCTAAGGCGGTGGTGCGTAGCACCTCAAAGCCGTCTAAGCAGACAGCTTTACGGTGTCACTCAGTGGTTTCCAGAGCGATATATCCTTCTTCTGGATATTCTGCAAAGCAGGCTCGCAGACCCTCGTAAATTATCTGGCCGTCATCCCCCTGTATTACTCCCTGATCAATAGATAGCTCTGTTTCGCCATCCACATAACAACCTTTTGGTGACTCGCAAGCTAATCCAGCGAATTGCGCCAATTCATAAATATGTGCGATTGTTAAGTTCATCCTCTCTCTCCTGTAGTGGTTACTGGCCCAGTGCCTTCTTATCTAGCAGGCCAATGTCGTAATATTCTTTAGCTTCACGGTGATCAACGATCCGGCCGTTAACGGTGTTGGCAACATCGCTGACAGGACTTCCCGGCTCGAACCATCCCGTTTTCTTCTCCCTTTCAGTAAGTTCGCGGGTGTCCAGGCTGCTTATTTCCGATGCTTCGCAAACCGGGCAGTGATAAGGGCCGCACTGCACCATTCCTATGCCCACATCACAGTGGTCTGCCTCGCAGTGTTCGTAGCTGCAGTAAGGGCATACGGCCTCATCCGGGCTCCAGATACTGCCGTGACTGGTACTGAATTTGTGCTTCCCTATTCCCGTGCTCATACATTCCATCCTGCTATAAACCCCAGCACCATCAGCACGATAAACACTAACCAACCGCAGTAGTAATCAACGTCGCTCACCATGGTATTGGCCTTTGTTAAGGTAAAAAAATACCCGCTCGATGGCGGGTTATTTATCGAACATCCGGATGTATCTGCTGAAGAAATTGACCTGCTTAACAGAGAGGCTATCCCAATGGTTAAGCACCATGTTTTTTGCAAAACCCACGCGATTCTGCTTATCCAGAATCCGCACTGAAGCTGCTAAATTACCCATACTCACCTCTTAAATGTCTGCTGCGTACACGCTGTGATTAAAAAAGACTGCGGGTTAGGCAGCCTCAATAGTCGTAATCAAATGGATAATCCTGATACTGACTCATGTCGTCATCAGGATGTTCCTCAAACTCATCTTCACCCACGCTCACCTGCCGCCGCTGATCGGCTGTTCCATTTACTCAGTGCCAACTCAGGCGTATCCAGCATGTAAATCTTTGCGGTGCATCCCGCGCACTGAACGCCATAACTGCTATCTGAAGCAGTGCTTCCTGCCGGAGTCATTACCCAGCGTTTCAGCTGAGCCCTTGCTCCGCAGAATGGACATGGCGAGATGCCATGCTCAGTAATTAAAGTCGCTGACACGATCACCTCGCCGTTACGTTGTCTTTAGATTTGCGATAGCCAATAAAAAGGCCGCGTTATGCGACCTCTGTTAGTGTCTCCAGCCCTGTATTTCAAACGTGCTTTGTGGCCAGTGCATGTTGTTAATCAGAAAGAATCGTGCACTGTGAGCACTGCGCTTCCTTGCAGCTGATTTGAAAACCTCTTCGCTGTTTACCTTGCCAGTGAAATTTCTGGATACTGTCTCGAAATCAAAGCTGCTCGGTTCTACTGTTTTACCGGTGTAGTGATTGAAAATCAGGACTCCTCCATCACGTAATACGATGGTGTGCTTTTCGCCAATGTTTGCGTAAACAGTTATGGTTTTCATCCTTCCCTCACTTAGTAATATGAACCGCATCTTTGCGAACCTTACGATGCCCCGCCTGGTACAAGGCAACATCCGGTAAGCACATCGCTGTACTCTCATGCTTCTCACGCAGACTAGGCGCTGATGTGGCACGGGCTACGTTTAAGCTGCAGCCCATAAGGGTGGTGACTATTTCGTTCTCAAACTGGCGATCAGCTGCTTTCTTTGCACGATGCTCAGCTGCGCGTTTTGCGTTGTAACGCTGCTTAGAATTCATGGTGTTTCTCCAGGTGAGTGCTTTGGTGATTGGATGGCCAGTGCTCCTCGCCGTTCACGTGCGCTGGTTTTGCCACCGCCAAGACGGATTTGTTATCCAGCGACTTCAGCCGACGCCGGGGTTACTACAGCTGCCCCCAACCATGCGTTTGCATTCATCCAATCCCAGAGCACTCGCTCCGGCCTACCTGCATCAGGTAGGAATCTAATTGTTAAAGAGCTGACTTCCGTTTCTTACTGCCCCAGCGTCCTGCTGATGGGATAAATATATCTAAAGCTATTATTACTGTAAATAGCCAAAGATATATATTTATAGCTTTGGTGATATTCATGTTGATTCCTAAAGGAATTTATTTTTGTCCAGACGAAAAAAATCCCGCCGAAGCGGGATCATTTAATACTTTTGCGTTTTGGTTCAGCCTAACCTTTTGTAGTCAACGGACTGACGGAGAAGCACTTTTGCCATGATATGAAACTCTCCCTCGTCACTCTCCTCGATGAACCACTCTTTATAGCGCTGGTTATCTGATAGAACTGCAAGGCGATGCTTTTGCATTTGGAGGCGTTTTACATGCATTGTTTTGCCAAACACGAATACATAGACGCCGTCGCCATCGAAATGGGTTACGGCAAGATCTACAAAAATCTGATCGCCCGGCTCAATGGTTCCCTCCATGCTGTCGCCGCGCACGGTGATGACTTTGATTGTATCGGCAGGACGTGGGCCAAATAACGCTTTAGCCTGCTCATTGGTGTATTCAATAGCTCTTATGGTTTCAACGAATTCAGTAGACACAAGATAACCATCCCCCGCGCTGGCTTGGACATCCAATACATCTACACGATAGTAGTCAGGTTCCGCCAGTCTTTCTTTCTTAGGGATATGGATCTGAGGAGCACCCCTCATCTCACCTTCGCCTGAAGAGAGCCATTCAGGACTCACTTCTAGAACCTTTGCTATCTCATAAAGCTTTCTGGTGTTTTTGGTAATGCCCTGCGTCAATTTCCATACGCTTGGCTGGGCCATTCCTACAGCTTCAGCTAAGGACGCCTGAGTATGCCCGCTTGCCCTCATGGCAGCGTTAAGTCTGTCTGCAAAAGTCATTTTAGATTTCCCTTTTGTCCTCCCTGAAAGATATAGCCATAGGTATTATTCATCAAATAACCAAAGCTATTTACTTCTTGGATAGCTTTAGCTATTATCACAATAGCTAAGCAAAGCAGGAGCTATTTTATGGTCAACAAAGCTATTAAGCGGGCTATTGACATTGTAGGCAGCCAGCAGAAGTTAGCTGATGCATGCCTCGTCAAGCAGCCCTCAGTTTGGGCTTGGTTGCACGGGAAGAAAAAGGTGTCCGCTGAGAATGCAAAGCGCATCGAGAAAGCCACCGATGGAAAGATCCCAGCTTACCAGGTACGCCCAGATTTAACTGACCTGTTTCCTCATCCGAATCAGGCAGCCTAAGTAACACCGCTCTTTGTCAATTTAGCCGCCCACCTGCTGCAGGAGGGCAAAAACCAAGTGACTAGCTCACTGCAAAATCACGCAAGTTTTTCAACGAAAGGAATATTACATGATTGAAATTACAAGCTATCGCAAGAAAGCGAGAGAGATTGAAAGCCAGCTGCTGAACAAACTGGCAGAGCTGGGGCAGGGTCCACTGGCGAAAGTCATGGGTTTGGATGAGGCAGCAGTAAGCCGTATGAAGCGCCCATCAGGAAAGCAGCGTTACAGCTTCTTCCAGATGATGAGTCTGGCAATGGCTTATCTGGATGTGGTGTCACCGGAGTCTGAAGTAGCGAAGAGACTGCTGAGGATTGAGGAATTACTTACCAAAGAAAAAGCCCCGAAGAACTGCGAATTCTTCGAGGCCTGATGCGAAATGACTGGATCAATTCACAGGAGTAATTATGAGTAGTTTATCACTGTATTACAAGGGCAAAGAGAAGAACGGCACAGATACCACGGTGCGCAAAACGTTCCTGGTTCCGCTGTCAGAGCTGTATGTCGAGCCGGGCTATAACGTTCGTGATATCGATCAGCAGCACGTCGAGGAGTTTCGCGACGCATTCATTGCCGGCGAGTTTGTGCCGCCTCTGGCCGTACAGGTGACAGGCGATCGGGTCAAAATCATCGACGGTCATCATCGTTATCACGGTGCCCTGATGGCTACCGAAGCCGGTCACGAAATTGCCCGTCTTGAATGCAAAGACTTTACCGGTACCGAGGCCGATCGCATTGCATTCATGGTTACCAGCAGCCAGGGTAAGCCGCTTACAGCACTTGAACGGGCAGCAGCCTATCAGCGCCTGTCTAATCAGGGATGGTCAGTAAGCGAAATTGCCAGCAAGGTTAAGCGCTCAGTCGCGGATGTTGATCACCATCTTCAGCTGCTGACGTGTGGCGATGAGCTGATAGCCATGGTAAAAACCGGCGAAGTAGCAGCAACGACTGCTGTTGCTCTGGCACGTGAGCACGGTGCCAATGCTGGCGCTGTCGCAACTGAGCAGATGGGTAAGGCTAAAGCCGCCGGTAAGAAAAAGCTTTCGCGCAGTGCAGCAATCCCGCTGTTCAGTGCTGCAAAAGCCCGTCGCCTGGCTGAGCTGCTGGTGGGTGCAGAGCTGTCCGGAAAAGCCGGTAATGAACACCTGGTGCTGGCAGAAGGAACCGCAGAGGAGGTAGGGCAGATCATTGCTGACTATCGCGCCGGCGCGCCCGGCAGGTGGGAAGAGTCATGAATCTCGCATATGAAAACGTAACACCAATCAGGCCCGAACTACGGGCCGTGGAGCAGCGTGTGGCAGAGCTTGAAGACGGCTATGCCAAACTGTCCAACATGCTTCTTGAAGAGTATGCCGGTGCTGACCTGACAAAGCGTCAGTTTAAAGTCCTGCTGGCAATCCTGAGAAAGACCTACGGATGGAATAAAGCAATGGACCGGATCAGCGATTCTCAGATTTCAGAGATAGCTAAATTGCCGGTCAAGCGCTGTAACGAGGCGAAGCTGGAACTCGTCAGGATGGGGCTCATCAGGCAGCAGGGCGGCATGTTTGGCCCTAACAAAAATGTCTCAGAATGGTGTATCCCTCAAAATGAGGGTAAATCCCCTAAAACGAGGGATAAACAATCCCTCAATTTGAGGGAGCAGAATCCCTCAAAACAGGGGGACACAAAAGACACTATTACAAAAGACAATAAAGACAGTAATTCATCGTCAAAGAATTCTGTCGAATTCCCTGACTCACCTCCGGCAAATCTTCCTGCTCTTCGTCCTGAGGCAGCAGTCCAGACTCCGAAGGGTGACAAGTGGGGAACCGAAGACGACCTGAAGGCGGCGGAGTGGATTTTCAAACGGGTGCAGATCGCCTCACCCAATGCCCGCCAGCCTAACTGGCCTGCCTGGTCAAACGACATCAGGTTGCTGCGCACGGCTCTGCAGGTAACGCACCACGATATCTGCGAGGTGTTTCTCTGGGCCAGCCGCGATCACTTCTGGCAGTCGAACGTGCTCAGCCCCGCGAAGCTGCGGGAAAAGTGGGACACCCTCAAAATCCAGATGAACCAGCCAAACCGTAACCGGCAGGCGCCAGCGGATCAGCAGCCTGCTGCCCACTGGAACAGCCAGGAAGCATGGGAGAATTTCATATGAGACATCTCGTAGCGGCAGTAAACAATCGCGACAGCAGCGCGCTGGCCCGCATGGCCGGTGATGCACCGCAGCCGGCGGATCGTCGCCTGCATCAGGAAGTTGAAAAGCTGATGAATGAGTTTTTCGACGGACTGAAACAGGTGTTTCCCGCCTCAGTCAGCACCGCCTGGCGGACTCAGGCAGACGAAGCCGCCGCCAAACGACAGTGGATAGCCGCCTTTGCGGAGAACGGCGTGACCAGCAAACAGCAGCTTTCAGCAGGCATGCGCCAGGCGCGCGCCAGCGGATCACCGTTCCTGCCGTCTCCGGGCCAGTTTATCAGCTGGTGCAGGCAGGGCGCTTTCGCCGCTGCGGGTCTGCCGGACGAAGAGGCGCTGTACGGCATGGTAATGACCTACTGCGCGAAACGCGGCGACTACGCATCCCCGGAGCAGTATCCGTGGAAGAGCAACGCCGATTACTGGATGGTCACCGGCCTGTACAGCCTGATGCGCGCCAACAACCTGAGCGAGTCTGAGCTGCGCATCAGGTGCCGCTCTGAGCTGCGCAAAATGTCCGAACGGATAGAAGCTGGCGAAGAAATCCCGGAACCGCGTAAGCAGCTGCTGAAGCTGTCCATCCCGTCCACCAGCGAAAAGGCGATGGAAGGTGTAGCCCTGCTGCGCGCCACGCTGAATGCAAAGCGGAGTGCATCATGACCCAGGTTATTCAGCTGTATATCGAAACCCCGCTGCTGCGGCAGGCGCGTAATCTCACAGCGTCAATCATCAGCCTCACCAAAACCGAAGGCCTCAGCGCCGATCAGCTTCGGTCTCAACTCCGGGCTATCGATCTGCTGGCGCGCGAGGCGCACGACCTGATTGTTGATGCTGAGTTTGAACAGGAAGGCGATCGGGAGAAGGCCGGTGGACATACCGAAAGAGGGCATACGCCTACATAAATCAAACTTCAGGGCCATCGGGCAACAGCTTCAGCCACTGCTCGAATCCGGCGAATGCTACCGGCTCACCCTCAGGCCGTGGAAAGAAAAGCGCAGCCTCTCACAGAACGCACTCAGCCACATGTGGTACGCCGAAATCAGCGCCTACCTGATTAAGTCAGGCCGCGCCGATGCAACCCCCGAGTGGGTAAAGCGCAACCTCAAGCGCACGTATCTGGGCTGTGAAGCCATCACCTACACCGATTTCATCACGGGCGAAAAGTCCACGACCTACGAACCCCGGCACACGGCCGATCTTGATACCGGAGAGATGCATTTCTTCCTGAATCAGGTCGAGAGCTGGTGCATGCAGTTTGGTCTGGTGCTTACGGTCCCGCATGACTCGGAATATCAGAAACTGAAGGACAAACAAAATGGGTAGACCAAACACCTGGACACAGCAGGAAATTGAATACATCGAGCGTGTAGCCGGAAAGGTCCCGCCGCAGGTTATGGCAAACGCGCTTAACAAACCGCTCAGCACGCTCAAAACCAAAGCCACCGTTCTGGGGCTGGGGTTAAACGTACCGAAACATATTCTTGAGAAGCACTGGCCGGAGTATCTGAAGAAAAAGGAGAGCAGCCATGCGGCAAACGTGGTTCACCCATGATCCTGTAGACACCGATACCGCGAATGAACTCCTTCACCGATATGCCACCCGCAATATTCAGACCCAAAAGACGCTCGCTACCGATCCCCGCCTGTGGCTGGTCAGCGCGCTGCTGCCTGAAAGCAAACGAGAACCACGGAGAGATCACACCTATGAGCAGAGATGCTGGCAATAAGCGCTGCTGCCGCTGCCACACCATCCTCACCAGTGAGGACAAATACCACCACGGAATATCGTGCTGGAAGTGCGAGGAGGACATGTTCTATGCAGATAAATTCGATTACTTCCCCCTGATCTGCGCCTGGCTATATGCAGGCTATCAGGTGCGATGGCTGAAGTGCGTCACCGGGCACCTCATGAGTCTGCTGCTGCGTAGCATGCGCCGATGTGTAGTTGCCTGCCGATCCGGACTGAAGCATCACAGGAGGGGGCGATGAGAAAAATCAGGCGCCGCTGTAAAAACCCTGGCTGCCGTGAATGGTTCCACCCAGGCTTCCAGAATCAAACGTGGTGCAGCGCAGACTGCGGAACCGTGATAGCACTGGCGAAGAGGGAAAAAGACCGGCAGAAAGCGATACAGGAGGCAGAACGACGACGGAAAGCAGAGGCCCAGCAAGAAAAGCGTCACACCAAAATCCGCAAGTTAGCAGTACAGCCCCTCAGTTACTTCCATAAGCAAGCCCAGATAGCTTTTAACGCATATATCCGCACCCGCGACGCCGGACGGCCGTGCATCAGCTGTGGCCGCGATACAGGCGCGAAAATGAATGCAGGCCATTACCGCACCGTTGGAGCCAGCAAAGAAACCCGTTACGACGAAACCAACTGCCACCTTCAGTGTGAGCATTGCAACTCATACCTGTCCGGGAACATTGGCGAGTACAAGCCACAGCTTATTGCCAAGATCGGCCAGGCTGCTTTCGATCGCCTGATGGGACCGCACGAACTGAAGAAATGGACGCGGGAAGAACTGCAGGAGCTGGCCGCGTACTACCGGCAGAAAACCAGAGAGCTAATTAAGCAGAGGGAGGCAGCATGAGCTTAGAAGCGACAGTAAAGTACCATTTTCCAAAGGGTCAGAACTTCAGCGGGACAGCGCCGCAGACGTCACCTGACACGCTTACCGGCACCGACTATATCGCAGCCATGGGAATGACGCAGAGTCGTGCTCCACTGGGTTACAGCGCCTTTATGGGAAAGGTGGGAGTAAGTGAGAACGACGCCGCACGCGCCGTATCCCTGTTAACTGAATATGCACTTCAAATCTGCGACAAGGTTCCAGCCTTTCGCAAACTCGACGCTGATATTAAACCAGCTGTTATGCAAACACTCGCAACTTATGCCTACATGGATTATTGCCGCAGCGCAGCCAGCGTGAAGCCCTGCGATTGCTGCCGCGCCACCGGATTCATTGAGGCCGATGTGTTCTCAATGAAATCACCACTGTCCGGCGGTGAGACCAGGAATGTCAAAGAGACCGTACGTGTGCTCTGCAAACAGTGCAAAGGCAAGGGGGTCCTATCAACTGCATGCCGTGACTGCAATGGCCGTGGCCGTGCAGTGATGAAAGCTGAGACGGAAAAGCAGGGCGTGCCTGTTATGGGTGACTGCAAGCGCTGCTGTGGACGTGGGTATGAGCGAATACCTGCGGTCGATGCGTACAGAGCAATCAGCGACCTTACTGATAGCATTAGCCTCGCCACGTGGGATCGAAGCGGAAAGCCATTCTACGATCGGCTGATCGCAACGCTGGAAACAGAAGAGTCATGGGCGAACGCTGCGCTGAATAAGGTAACTGCATAGAAACAAGTTGAATAGCTCATTATTTTATCGTGAGCTATTTACTTTTCAGGAAGCTGGGGATATGATTTCCAACAGTTGAAGTTGCGCGCTGTTGTTCGGTGTGCTGAAAAATACAAGTTCCATCACCCTGTGATAATAAGAAAGCCCTCCGGACCCACCATCCGCGAGGGTTTTTTGTTGTGCCGGGCAAATATTGCACTATCAGATAAAACTGCATCCTTTAAGTGTTACTGTCTTATGGCTGCAGCTAATCCCCCTAAGCGGCGGGGTGCAAATGGTTCTATCAGCTAACGCTGAGTGTAATCATTCACAAGTCGGTTTGACCATTCAATGGCTTACCGGGAGGCACCCGGAGCAGCAGCTTTAATTCAGCCACACCCGCTATGCATCTTTAAGTTAAGAGGTGTTTAAGGTGTGGTTGTTTTATTTGTAAATCCTATTGAGCAAAAGATCATTTTATTTTCCGAAGTCGCCTTCTGGCGGCTTTTTCCGTTTTTGCCCCCGCCAGTCAAAGCGACCTCAATTCTATCCGTAGTGGCGGTGGGCGTCTTTTCTCCTGACTACAAACAGCACCTGTCCGCATTGGGAGGTGTCTATGAGCATTCAAACTATGAGCAAACTTGTTACTGGCGTTGCCCTCGGCACGTCCGGGGGCACCATCCTGAACGGTGTGCTCACCAAACTGAGCCCTGATGAGTGGTCGGCCATCGGCGTGCTGGCGGGTATCTTCGGTATCGTCATTACAGGGCTCATCAACTGGTACTTCAAACGCAAGGTCGCCAACGCTCAGGTAAAAGCGCTTGAGAAATATGGCCCGGCCGTAAAAGTTGGAGATGACTGATATGGCTATGTCATGGAGCCTGCGTAAAAAGCTGATAGCTGCTGCGGGTGGCGGGGCGATGTTTATTGCCACCGTCTTTCTCGGCGGTAAAGACGGCGTTGAAGGTCGCGCCTATGAACCGTACAAAGATGTGGCCGGAGTCTGGACGGTCTGTGATGGTCATACCGGCACCGACATCATCAAGGGTAAAACATACACTGACCGTGAATGCGATCGGCTGCTGTGGAATGACCTAAAGCCTGTAAAGAGGGCTGTCGATTCCATGATTCAGGTGCCATTGGGCGAATATCCCCGTGCCGCTCTTTACAGTTTCACCTATAACGTAGGCGTATCTGCGTTCTCTAAATCCACTTTGCTGAAGAAGCTCAACAACGGCGATCAGGCTGGCGCTTGTGAAGAGCTGCGCCGCTGGGTATATGCCGGTGGCATGAAGTGGAAAGGCCTGATGAATCGGCGAGATATGGAGCGCTCATTGTGTCTGGCGGATGGCCCAAATGACATTTAGTCTGCGCATTTACCTGATCACCATCACTGTAATTATGGCTATTGCTATCGGGTATGGAGAGATCCGCTATCTGAATGGCTGGTATGCCCATAGCGCCAAAGTTAACGCTGACTATGCCATGAAGAGACAGAAGGCTGAGGCCAAACTGGCTCCTATAGAGCAAAAGGCGGCAGCAGCCAATGCTAATGGCAAAGTCATCTACCGAACCATTACCCGCGACGTGGTGAAATATGTGCAGGATCCGAATCGCACTGTGTGCAGGTTTGATGATGATGCTGTCAGCATGCGGCAGCGAGCAATCGACGCGGCCAACAATATCGCAGGATTTGATGAGCCCGCCGTGCAAGCTCAGTCCGGCGGGAAAGGACAGTGATGCAGACCTGCAATCTGATGTAGAAAATGGGGAATGCGTTAGAACGCTTCGGCTTAACACATACCGATGGCAGGCGTGGTACCAATCAGTCGAGTAACTTAAGTGCTTAACTGTTATAAGCTGGCTTTGGACAGGTAGCTGTTAATTCTGGAAAGCTAGGTTCACTTATGGACTCTATCTTGATTAATGTTTCATTGCCTCGAAGCAGGGTTAGACGGACATCAGAGCCTTGCCAAAAATATTCCTTGAAATATTCTTTTTTACCTATGGTCGTGTAGGAGCCTTTATTTTTCATAAAGTACACAGGCTTGTGAGCGTCTTTACTGGTTGGAACAATTTCAAGCCGCTGAGATGTTTCATCCTTATACAACTTGATAACCTGCTTTTGATTGTGGCTTGATGCGTCCAGATCATCCCATGCGCATTCAACAGTAAATACAAGCTTTTCCGCGCTTAATACAGAGAATGGCATTGATAATAATATCAATAAATTTAGTAACTTAAACATGATGAATTTTATCTGCTAATTTTGGAGCTTGATTGTTAATCATATGGCCTTTATTTGCAACAAATCATAACCCATCTCAGTTCCGCGATGGGAGGATAAACAATCAAAGACAAAAGCTAGTGGTCATCACAGGGCGCATTCAAGCAGTGCGACCTGCGATGTCTTTATCACTTGCAGCCTAGTTTATTTAAAGCATTCACTACTATCGGTAAAGCTGGCGATTTCCAGGGGTCAACGAAATCTGGATGTAATGTAGACGCGACCAACTTCCCGCTTTTGTCGTAAATCGGGTCAGAATGGCTGGATTCGTATTCTTGATTACGTTTATCAACAATATTTAAGACCTGACGTAGCGTCACTGGCGGGCATGTTCCTGCACCACCATCAGTTGCTGCTTGCATTGACGCCCTGATAAAGCCAGAGCAGTAAGACCAGTCAGCTCTACTTTGCCTAGTTTCGGTCGAATCGGCCCCACTTGAGCAGGCTCTATAGAATTCGCTGATGCTGGGCGATACCATCTGAACATTATCGCTCAATGGCGCGATTACCGGAAAATCGAGAGCCTTATAGTCTGCATTGGAACAAGCGCTATAAAAGAATGCAAAAATAAGCAAATTTCGTTTCATTTTCAATCAATAAAGTGGGTTGTAAATGGCACCCATTATGGCAACAACATGCCAGATGAAAAATCTGAAAATAGGTAACGGTTAGCCACGCTGTGAAGCGTTGCGAAGCTGTGAGAAAAATTTGCTTCACTCGGATAAATCCTAACGCTAATGTGTAGCCTCCATTATGAGAAGGAGGTTGTCATGTTAGAAGATTATTTCAGTAAAAACATCCCAATCGGAGTTACACAAGAGCAAAAACAAAGACTTCTTGCCGTTCAGGCAGCTCTTGAAATAGCCAAGTCGAACCATGCTTCTCAATTCGTTGCTAACGATATGGATGCAGTAAAAGAGCATGTTTCTGAAGTCGCTGATGCTATACAGAAAGCCTTAAAAATTTAATAGCGTGCAACCGCCTTCGGGCGGTTTTTTATTGGAGCCAATATGCCAGACACCTACCGCATTACGGTAACCACTAAGTCAGGTGAAGCCCATGAAGGGCTGATGAACCGGTCGCAGCCTGAAATCGTGAACGGCTTTATCGGCATTGCCCACGAAGATGGTGGCTGGGTCTATCTGGCGCCTGATGACGTGCTCAAGATGGAGTACGTACCGGAGCAAAAAGAGTAAGATGGCTTCCATCACAAAGGAGAGCGCCATCGATGAAGTTGAAGCCAAAATTTGAGGATTACACGGAAGCTGAGTTCACCAGCTTGGTTCAGGAGATATTCAATGCTGAGGGTGGCGAAGCATATCAGGACGAACTGATTGAACATGTTTGCTCTCTGTCTGAGCATCCAGAAGGTTCAGACCTGATTTTCTACAATGATGACGATGACCTGACTCCAGAGAAGGTTGTCGCGACAATGAGAGAGTGGCGCAAAGGTCAGGGGCTGGCAGATTTCAAGGCGTAGTTACCAGCAGGCGCACTCGCAGATGCGCCTAATGGGGAGTATCATTCAATCTGAGATCTATCCAATAACCCTAGCCAGTCTTCAAGCTGAACTTTTATCATAGATGTTATGTGAGTGAAGCACTCTAACGGCTCAAGAAAATCCACCTCTTCTCTATCAAAATCATTGGGCCCGATAATAAGATCGAAATTTCCGCCTCCTCTATGCCGAAGAGCTTCCTTTATGTGCTCTTCAGAGAAATGAATGTAACCGCTAGTCTTCTTATAAACGTTAATAACCCAAGGGTTAACTCTGCTAACCCTGCGAGCAAGATAATTATCTGTCATAGGCTGATTATCGTCTGCCTTCATCTTGCTTATGATCTTTCCATTCAGTACATCTTTGGAAAATTTGATTCTATCTTTTGAAAAGAAACCTGCGTAAAGGCGCAGGGAGTTATCAAGCTGCATTCGAACTAAGGCTAATGCACATAAAGAGTTTCGATCCTTAAGCATAGCCTTGAAGCCGGAAGTTAAAGCGCAACTCCGCCTAGCAATACCTATAGCCATAAAGAAATCGTAATTAAAGTCCTTGTTAGCCATATTCAAGAAGAGGCATTTTATCTCTTCATCGGCACGATCCAGCCCTTTCATTAAATCAAGATATCTTTCGTCTTTGCTTTTCATGAATTCATTCCGGTTGATATTAACTTTACTATTAAGGCACAGATAACCATGGCGACACCAGATTGGGAGGCCATCGAATCGGCTTACCGCGCTGGTTCGTTGTCAGTAAGAGGGATTGGTGAAAAGCATGGCATTAACCATGCCACCATCCTCAAGAGAGCAAACAAAGAGGGATGGCAGCGAGACCTGACTGAGCAAGTTAGAACTGCCACCAAAGCCAAGGTAACCAAATCGGTAACCACAAGCGGTAACCGGTCACCAGTGGTTACTGATGCGCAGATAGTTGACCAGGCATCCGATGAAGCTGCAGCGGTTGTCATGGCCCACCGTGAAGGTTTGGCCGCATGGCGTGGAATCACCAACAAGCTTCGTGACTTCCTCGAAGATGCAGAAATCACTGAAGACAATCACGCCTCTATGTCCCGCTCAATTACTGCAGGCGTTGATGCGCAAATCAAAGTCATCAACGCCGAACGCAAGGCCTACAACCTCGATAGCGAGGAAGGCAACAAAACAGTCGATGACCTGTCGAGCATGATGGACGATTTAGCCAAGGGGTAATCATGAAGCCAGAACATCTCGCGCTTCTGCGTGACAAGCTCTGGCGCCTGAATAACCTGTACTGGATCACCGATAAAGAAGGGAAGCCGGTAAGATTCAGGATGACGCCGGAGCAGCTCGAATACTTTGAGGGCATGCATACCCGCAACATCATCCTGAAGGCTCGCCAGTTAGGTTTTACGACAGAGGTTTGCATTATCCAGCTTGACGCGGCTTTGTTCGAAGCTGCTAAGTGCGCCCTGATTGCCCACACCCTGAATGACGCTAAGCGCCTTTTCCGTGAAAAGGTGAAGTATGCCTATGATCGGCTGCCGGCGGAAATCAGAGCTGCTAACCCTGCGAGCAATGACTCTGCGGGAGAGCTGGTTTTCAGGAAGGGCGGATCACTCTACGTCAGTACGTCATTCCGTGGCGGCACGCTGCGTTTCCTGCACGTTTCAGAGTTCGGCAAGATATGCGCTAAGTTTCCGGATAAGGCGCGTGAGATTGTCACTGGTGCATTTGAGGCGGTATCCAGCGATTGCTTTACCACGATTGAGAGCACGGCCGAGGGGCGCGCCAGTTACTTCTTCGACTACTGCCAGACAGCTGAGAAAGCGCAGCTGCAGGGCAAGCCGCTGTCTAACCTCGACTGGAAGTTTTTCTTCTTCTCGTGGTGGAAGAACCCACTCTATGCAATCGACCCGGTAGAAGCCCTGCCGCAGCGACTGAGCGATTATTTCGCCGATATTGAGGCAAAGCATGGTGTAACCCTTAGCGAGCGTCAGAAAGCCTGGTATTACGCTAAAGAGAAAACGCTTGGTGATGACATGAAGCGCGAGTATCCATCGATACCGGCTGAAGCCTTTGAGCAGTCAGTTGAAGGTGCTTATTACGCCAAGCAGTTCCGCTGGCTTTATACCAACAAGCGTGTTGGAGAGCTGCCGGATAACTCACATCAGCTTGTTCACACGTTCTGGGATATCGGGGTTGGCGACTCAACAGCAATCTGGTTTGTTCGTGAGGTGGGGGATGAATTTCACGTCATCGACTACTACGAGAACAGCGGCGAAGGTCTGCGCCATTACATGAAGGTGCTGAAAGACCGCGCCTATGAATACGGCGATCACTGGGCGCCACACGATATCGATAATCGGGAGTTTGCAGGCGACGGTAAAAGCCGTAAGCAGATAGCAGCTGAAGGCTTTGAGATCGACGGGCAGGTCTACTCCATCAGGTTCAAGGTTGCGCCAAAGCTGGGCGTTGATACCGGTATCGATTCAGTGCGTGAAATCCTCCCTCGATGCGCCTTTGACTCGGCTAAATGCGAGCTGGGCATCTCTCATCTTGAGGGTTACCGCAAAGAGTGGGACGACAAGCGCGGCTGCTGGAAAGACAAACCACTGCACGATTTCACCTCGCACGGTGCTGATGCGTTCCGCTACTTTGCTGTAGCGAAGACAAACCACAAGCAGACCGGCGCAATCTTCTTTTAAGGAGCTCATCAGTGAGTGAACAAAACAACGAGGTAAAATTCCTCGTTAATGCCCTTGCTGATGCTATGGGCCGTCAGCGCATGCTGTATGGTGGTCATCAGGGCAATACTAAGCGAACGAAGCTCTATGAGGAGTTTGGTTACCCTGAGGATCTGGATTTTGACCGCTACTACCGTGCCTATGAGCGCAACCCTGTGGCTTACGCTGCAGTGCACAAGCTGCTGGACTCATGCTGGGTAGACCGGCCTGTCATCATCGACGGTGACGAGAAAAAAGAGTCGACATCTACAACGGCATGGGAGGCTGCGGCAACAAAGCTTCTGGCGCGCCACTGGATGAAGATTAAAGACGCTGACCGGCGCAACCTGATCGGTAAATACTCCGCGCTGCTGATTCAGTTCAAAGACGGCCGCGAGTGGAAAGAGCCGGTAGACAGGAGCGCTGTAAAATTGCTGCGCGATAAAGCGATCGTCAAACTAATCCCGGCATGGGAGTCGCAGATTAAGCCCGGCAATTTCGACACAGACACCATGTCGGAAACCTACGGTGAACCAGTTAACTACCAGTTCAACGAGCAGCCTGTTGGTGACGATGGCACATACGGGCCCGTTCGTAGCGTTACAGTGCATCCCGATCGGGTCATCATCCTGTGTGAAGGCTCAGAGGATGAAAACATGCTATCTGGCGTGCCGTATCTGCGCGCCGGCTACAACAAGCTGCTCGACCTTGAGAAGATTTCCGGCGGAAGCGCTGAAGGGTTCCTAAAGAACGCCAGTCGCCAGCTTGGAATTGCTTTTGACTCAACGACGGATATGGCCACCATCGCTGCTCAGGCCAAAGAGGCCGGTTACGCCAATATCGGCGAAGCGATGAACGATAAAATAGCCAGGATGAACCGTGGCACCGATGCGGCACTGGTTATGCAGGCCGGAACGCCATCTGTACTGTCCGTAGCGGCGGCTGACCCGTCACCATCATGGACGGTAACCGCCAATGAATTCTCATCGTCAATTCAGTGTCCTTTCACCATTCTGTTCGGCCAGCAAACCGGGCGTCTGGCATCTGACGAGGACAAGGCAGACTGGGCGAAGCGCTGTAATGGTCGCCGGTGGGGATTTATGTCTGCTGCCATTAAATCCGTTCTGGAGCGCTTCTGGACGCTGGGAGTAATCGATGCACCTCCGTCTGGCGAAGTCACGCTGGCATGGTCTGACTTACTCGCCCCCAGTGAGAAAGAGAAGATCGCCAATATGCAGGCTATGGCAACTGTTGCGAAAGATACCCAGCAGGCATTCGGAACGCCAGCGGTTGATGAGAACGAAGTGCGTACCGTCGGCGAGCTTGAACCACGCAAAGCGCCATCTACGCCTGATCCAAACAAAAAGTTAAACGATAAGGACCCGCTGAATGACGACGATGCCAGCGAGAATCCGAATCGGGACGCCAATAATACCCCGTAACAAAGCTGACCCAACGCAATCAGCCCGGCAGGTTGGCCGGATGTATCGCGATATTGACGACCGCTATTACCGGATAAAACTGGCGCTTAAGCAGTTATTCGACGAGCGGCTAACCGGCACTGAACGCATTGGTAACGCCTCGCATGCTGTGTACGGTGATGTCATTTACCAGGTGAATGCCGGCACCTATATCTACGACATGAACGCAGCGCAGCTGGCGGACCTGCTGCAACGCGTTCAGTTGATTCTCGACGATCATCTGCTTGAGGGTGGCAGTCAAAGCCTCTGGGCGCTGACCTATGTTGCTGCTGAATATGAGCGCGGCACTCGGCTGGCATTCACCAACCTGTCAGTGCAGTCGGCCGTATATGAGCAGCAGACCACGCTGGCGCAGCTGCTGAGCAGTCCGGCATATCAGAATCAGATAGCAGCTGCTTACGTCTCCACTTACAGCGACTGGAAGGGCATCAGTGATGCTGCCCGGGCTGACCTGGCTAACGTCATATCCGACTCAATTGGTCGTGGTGTCAACCCGCGGGAAACAGCTCGCATCATCAGCAAGCGGCTTGACGTATCAATGTCGCAGGCAAAGAACATCGCTCAGACCGAGCAGGTTGGTGCTTTGCGGAAAGCCCAGTGGCTGGAAACCGACTGGGCGCGTGAGCGGTTAGGACTGAATATGGCAATTCTCTGGCTGTCAGCACTTAAGCCTACTACCAGGGCGTGGCATGCGGCGCGACATGGTCGGGTTTACACAACAGAAGAGGTTGAGGCTTTCTACTCGGTGAGCGGCAACCGGTATTACTGCTACTGCAGTCAAATACCGGTCATCCTTGATGATAGTGGAAAGGTGGTTAATACCGGTCTGGTTGATAAGCTCTCCGCGGAGCGCAAGGCTTGGAAGAGCATTTGATTATTACGACACTGGCAATACGGCTGATATTTCGACTTCAAGTGTTACTAGGTTTGATTCACCGTCAAAGGTTCTCGAGAGCTCAATAATCGCTGCTCTAATCACATCTGGGTCATCTTCAGATGGAGCGGAAGTAGCATCAATAAATGCATCAAGTGGCTGGTGAGTGCCATTTACTTTGCCATTAAAAACAATCTTGTATCTCTTCACATCCTTCTCCTTGAGTTGAAGTTTATAAACCCATTTAAGAATGAGGCCCGATCATGAAGCTGTCCAGCATTCATGTACGCTCCCTCGCCATTAATGCTGCAAACATCTCAACCGAAACCCTCGACGGTGACGAGCACATCGTCATTCGTGGCGTTGTGCCTGTCGTGGATGACGTTGTCATGAATGGAGGCCTGTACCCGGCGGCGGAAATTAACAAAAGCTATATGAGCATTGAGGGAAACCCAATGCCACTGCAGCACCCAAAGATAGGCAATGAGTATGTCAGTGCCAATAATCCTCGAGCTGTTAACAAATTTCACGTCGGAGCATGGGCTGAGAATGTCCGCAAAGATGGCGATCGTGTCGTCATGGATATGAAGATCAACAAGCGCTATGCCTCTGCTTCTGAAAACGGCAAGCGCGTTCTTGCACGCATTGAAGATATGCAGACTAACTCAGCCGCTGAGCCAATCCATGTATCAACCGGACTTTTGTTAAGCCGGGAGCAGAACAAAGGAAAGTCGAAAGGGAAGAGCTATTCGTGGGTAGCGCGCAACTTGCGGTTTGACCACGTCGCGATCCTGCTTGATGAGCCCGGGGCAGCAACCCCTGACGATGGTGTTGGCATCTTCGTTAATGCGGATAACTCCACTGAAGAAGTCGAAACCGAAACAGTAGACCTAGCGTCTGCATCCAATTGCACCAAGGAAGGGCTGATCAATAAGACCCGATTCTTCTTCACCAACGCCTTCAATTTCAGCTTTGACGACATTCAGCGCGCCATCAGCGATCGGCTGCGCGAAGGTCGTGATGGCGATAACTGGCTCTGGCCCGAAACAGTCTGGCCGGACAGTTTTATTTACCGAGATGGCACTCGCTATTTCAAACAGAAGTACCTCATCGACGATGACGGCACCGCTCAATTCGTCGGCGAACCTGTAGAAGTCGTGCGCAAACCCACTGAGTACGAAATTAAAACCAACGGAGAAACAGATCCGATGAAAGACCTGATCGTAAATGCGCTGAAAGCAGCTGGTAAGCCGACCGAAGGCAAAACCGATGCAGAGCTGATGGACGCATACAACCAGATGGCTGCCGAGAAAGCAGCTGACAAGCAAGAGACGCCTGAAGAGAAGGCCGCCCGTGAGAAGAAAGAGGCGGATGAGAAGAAGGCCAAAGACACTGCAACCAACAGTGATCAGGCACCGGCATGGTTTAAACCGTTTGCTGACAAGCTGACCACCATTGAAAGCGGCCTGGCGGTTAACGCTGACAAAGAGAAGGGCGAAAAACGTGCTGCAGTTAAGGCGAAGTTTCAGCTCGACGACCTGACGGTTAACGCTCTCGACGGCGCGGCACTGGATGGCATGTATGCACAGTGCCAATCATCTGTTGGCCTGAATAGCGGTATGCGCCATCAGGTTAACACTCAATCCCTCAGCGAAATGCCGGAGTAAAAAATGGCTAAAGATGGAAAGCATGTAATTCACGCGGGCGGCATCTTCCTTAACCCGCTGCTTAATCGTGAAGGCGCGGCTGCGGTTGCTACTGCTCCGGGCACTATTGGCTTCTTCGATGCTGGTAAGTTCACCGCATCAGTTGCTGGCGCTGAGTCAGCAATCCTGTATGTGGCAAATATGGATTATCTGCGCTGCATGGGCGTGGATGATGCAATTGCTGCTGGCGAAAACGTAGTTGCCATTCAGCCTCTTCCTGGCCTGTTCCTGAATGTCCGTGCTGCGGCCGGCACATACAAAAAAGGGCAGCCGGTTGCCGTAGCTAATGGCCGCATCACCGCAGTAGCCGCTGACGCCGCTGTATTCGCTTATATCGAAGAAGATAAACCAGTCACTGCGGTGGCGGGCGATCTGATTCGCGTTGTGTTCAAGTAAGGAGCACCTGAATGTTTGTATTTTCCCGTTCCATTGGCGAGCGCACCGGAAACCTTGAAGTTAACCAGGCGCAATTCGCTGAGCTGCAGATGGCGCGTAACGAAGGTGCTCAGGCCGCTGCCGATTTCCTCGGTCGCGTTCGTGGCATTCGTGAAGATGCCGGCCGACTGGATGCTGTCAACGCCGTTGATGACATTCGTCGCCTGTATCGCGCATTTGATACCACCGTGCTGGCGCAGTTTGAGCCAACCACTCAGTTCACCCTGCTGAATGACCTGATGCCACTGGCTCGCTCTGTACGCATCGAGCAGTCACGTTACGATTACGCCCGCACCGGTGGTCGTGGCTGGGCTCACACATCCATGAGCGGCCAGATTGGCGCAGCGCTGGATGCGAAGTCCTACACCTTCGACGGCACAATGGTTCCTATCCATGATTCCGGCTTCAAGTTCACCTGGCGTGACCCGATCTTCAACAGCCCGTCTGCGCTTCAGTCTCAGGCTGATGCACAGCGCGGCTCCGTAGAGGATGTGCAGCGTCAGTACGTTGACTACATGTTCAACGGCTTCCGCGACTCAGAGGGCAATTACGTTAAGTTCGACGGCCTGACCTGGAAAGGTTTGAAAGAAGATGAGCGCGTGGCTCAGGTGACACTGACCTTCAACTTCGCTACCAGTACCGACCCGGTAGCACTGCGTACTAATGCTATTGCGCTGCGCGACGTTGTTCGCGTCACCAACAGCCAGTACGCGCCGCAAACCTGGTATGTTTCTGCTGAAATCATGTCGAACCTTGAGCGCTATTTCGACGTGAACGCGACCCGGACCGTGCTGGAAGAGCTGCTGAAGCTGTCAGGTATCGCCGCGATTAAAGAAGATGCGCAGCTGTCCGGTAACGAAATCCTGATTGTTCCACTGACTGCAGGCGTTATTGCTCCGGTTGTTGGTCAGGCAATCGGCACCGTTGCAGATCCGCGTCCGTTCTACAACAGCGATTACATCTGGCGCACCTGGGGTGCGATGGGCCTGATGGTTAAGCAGGACATCAACAACAAATACTCCGTCATCCACGCCTCTTGAGGAGCAGCTAATGGCACTCGTAAAGATTCTGGCTTCAAACCTCTTTGCCGGTGCCAACTTCCAGAAACTGGAGGTTGGTAAGGTTTATGACGTTGACGGCGCGATCGCTGAGAAGTGGGTTGAGCAGGGTAAGGCTGAAGCATCTAAGGAGAAGGGCGGTGAAAAGCTGTCATTCGAGGTGGCAACGCCGTCTGCTCCGGTCAGCAAAGATAACTCCGGGCTTCAGGCGAAGTTGAATGATGCACTGGAACAGCTGAAAACCGCCCATGATGCAGCTGAGGCAAAAGACAAAGGGCACGCCGATGCACTGGAAGCCGCTAATAAGCGCGCTGACGACGCAGAAGCAGCGCTGGCAGCAGCAACCAAAAAGGATATGTAACCATGGCAGCCCAAATCACGCTGGGTGACGTAAAGCCGCTGATGGCTGAGCTGGGCTTCACGGTTCCTGACGCTGTACTGCAACTGTTGATTGAACAGGTCAGCGCTGCTTCTGCCTGTATGGACGGGGCGGGCTACTCCGAAAGCCTGCAAAAGCTGTTGCTCATCTATGCAGCCGCGCGATTAGCAGCCCTGTCCGGCGCCCGTAAACTCTCATCCCAGTCTGCTCCGTCTGGCGCGTCCCGTTCGTTTACTTATGCCAGTGCCGGCACAGATCATCTCTATAAGCAGATTCTGGCCTGGGATACTAATAGCTGCCTTGGCAGCCTGCCTATCTCTGGGGTCGCTGTGGGATTCTTCGATGTTGTGGGAGGATGCTGATGGAATGGCAATCACCCAGCATAAAACCAAAAGCATTTGAGCGAGTATGGCTGAAAACCTCAGATGGCCGGCAGACAACCGGCTACGTGAACAGCAGCGGTGAATGGGTGTTTAACTGCAAGCGCATTGCGGCGCAGAAGCCTGCTGTAATTGGCTGGAGGGCCTGATATGTCTTCACTGGCTAACTGGTCATACACCGCGCAGGCAACTATCTGGAGACGCTCCGGGGCTAGCAATGATTACGGTGACCCGGTGTTTGATGCGCCTGTGGTTATTGCCTGTGACTATCAGGGCGGGCTGGCAAAACGCCTGGGTAACATTGGTGCGGAGCGCGTGGTGAAGAACACGATCTGGACCGAGTACGCGCTGGCTGATGCCGGAGATTACATCCTGATAGGCGTCTCTGCTGAGCCTGACCCCATTGCTGCAGGTGCAGATGAGGTGATGCAGGCCATTCGCTACGCAGACACCTTTGAGCGGCTCGCTGACGACTTTGCCATCATTACCGGAGCATAACCATGGGCGTGAAAGTGAAGGGAGTGAGCAGAGTGAGCCGGAACGTTAATCGGGCGATTGACAGCATTCAGGATCGGCGTGTCATACGTGCGCTGACAGGGGCGATGATTGTTGGTGCGGCACAGGCTGCGATTTACACACCAATCGACACCTCTTACCTGCTGAACAGTCAGTTCCGTGAGATTGTCGTCAACGGCGCGCTGATAACCGGCAGAGTAGGCTATACGGCAAGTTACGCCGCTTACGTGCATGACCCGTCCATTCCTCAGCGCTTCCGTCGGCCAACGGCTCAGAAAGAGTTCCTGACGAAAGGCTTTGAAGAAAGTCGGGATGCGATTGAGCGCGTGATCCACAGGGAGATGACGCTTTGACACCTCCTATGCACACACGGGTGCGCGACCTTTTTGCTTCGGCAGGCCTCACGGATGGCTTTATCACCCAGCTGCTGGTCTGGAAGGATACGGGAAAGCTGACGGATAGGTTCCTCGTTTTCCGACCAAATGGCGGCTCTGCCATCCGTAACGATCTCGGTTCGGAGTATTACGTGCTGGTGGACGTGATTGGCGCGAAAGACGGAAACGGTGCTGCCGATGCGGCTGCGCAGGCCATTACTGACTATGTGCAGCAGAACCCGATGCCGAATGACTGTATCGGCCATATAGAAAACGTAGGCGGTATGCCTGCTCCCGTTCTCACCACTGAAGGAAGGCTGGTTTACCGGCTGCTATTCGCTTGCCTCTATGGAGAGTAAGCAACATCAACTCAAACAAGGTCGCCTGGTGCGGCCTTTTTTATTATCTGAAATGAGGTAAGCAATTATGCAAGGTTGCCCAACCGAGAACGGCAAACTGTTTGGCCGTAACGTTGTGCTGGAAGTAGCGCTCGGCTGCCCGGATACGGTCCCGGCCGAATCAGAATGGAAAGCGCTGGCTGCAGGAACGTCAAAGACGCTGGATTTCTCCCCTAACACAACCAACTCTGATGCCGATGACACCGGCGGCTGGGTGGAAAACCTGACCACCAACGCAGATGGTACCGTGAGCTTTGAGGGTGAAGTGCGTAAACGCGATCGCCTGGACCAGTTTGGCTTCGGTAACTTCGTGAACTACTTCACCACTGAAATCGGCGCCGGCCGTCAGCCAACCATCTGGGTGCGCGTAGAAATTGGTCCGGTTGAGTTTCAGGGCTACATGGTTATCACCGCGCTGAGCACTGACGGTGGTACCAATGACATCGTAACGTTCAGCACTGAGTTCAAGGTTGCCGACGGTACCACTGTTAAGGTGACCAAAGTTGAAGATGAAGATACTGTGGCAGTAACCGGCGTGACCGTTTCTCCGCAGACCACCTCCGTTGTTGTTGGCGCGACGCGTCAGCTAAATGCAACTGTGAGCCCATCAGATGCAACTGACAAATCCGGCGTGTGGACGTCCTCCGATCCGACAAAATTCACTATCAACAGCAGCGGCCTGATTACCGGTGTAGCCGCCGGCACTGGCACTGCTACTTTCACCACAAACGATGGTGCGAAAACGGCGCAGACTGCCGTCACTGTTACCGCTTCCTGATCCATTACAAAGGGCGGTCACCACTGCCCTTGATAATGAACCAGGAGAATTTATGGCCCCGGCAAAAGAAATAGGCGAGTGCCTGATTACAGTGGGCGATGAGGATTTCTTCTTCAGACCCTCATTCGCGAACATGATGAAGATTGGCGAGCCGCAGGAAATCGTTCAGGCGTTTTACGACCTGCACCATGATGAAATCACACCACTGCTGCAGCGCGCGCTGGATGCCTACGGAGTAATCCCTGCCTGGTTGAGTGACCATATTGGCAAAACCAGTTACGGCCGGCGCGCCTGTCAGGCCGCCATGACGGTGCTGTCTGCATGCTGCAATCGTGACGCCTCAAAGCTGACTGGCGAGTATGTGCCCGGCAGAAGCGGCCGGCGGGCGATTATGCTCAGGCCCGGCCTTATGGATGCTTTCGCGCTGCTGGCTGTCGGGCAATCACTGATCACGCACGGCATCATTGGCAAAGCCAAAATCAGACAGCTGCAGCGATATGAAACCGGCCAGGCGGTATCTGAGTTTCGGGCTTTCGACTACATCAATGCAGCGCGAAACCACTTCAGCATCTCACGCGCTGAAGCAGAATCACTGACCATGACTGAGTTTCAGTTGTTGCTGGCAGCCAAATATCCGGATCAGAAAGGCTTCACGCGTGAGGAGTATGACGCAGCCACGGATAAATATCTCGCCCGACAAGCTAAGAGGCGGCAGAAAGCTGGTGCTTAGCGCTATGACACTTGAATACGCCTCGCAATAGCGGGGCTTTTTTACGCCCGGAGATTAGCAATGGCAGGCACCCTTAACGCTGGCAGCATCGTTTATGAAGTAGACATGGACACAGCCAAACTTCTGGCTGCGCGTCGTGAGGTAGATGCAGCGCTCAATGGCCTGTCTGGAAATATGGGGCGGCTTGAAGCCAGCGTAACACGCACGGAGCGATCTGTTAGTGCCATGCAGGGCAGTCTTTCGGGCCTGACCAACATTGCCAAAGGACTGGCTGCAGCACTATCCGTACAGCAGGTTGCAGCGTGGGGTAACGAGTGGGTTACGGTTAACAACAAACTCGCCAACTCTGTGCGGGCAACCGAACAACTGGCGGACGTCACTCAGCGCGTATTCGACATATCACAGAGCACCATGAGTGGCCTGCAGGCAACGGCGACATTATATGGCCGGCTGGAGCGCGCCACCCGCAGCGCCGGTACCAGCACAGAAGATCTGATAAAGCTGACGTCCACTATCAACAAAGGACTGGCGGTTTCCGGAGCAACAACTGAAGAAGCCAGCTCGACCATGGTTCAACTGTCGCAGGCTCTCGCATCCGGCGTTCTGCGAGGCGAGGAGTTTAACTCTATCTCCGAAAACGGCAGCCGCCTGGCTGTCGCGCTGGCTGACTCGCTGGGGGTGACTATCGGTCAGCTGCGAGGAATGGCCGCACAGGGCGCGCTGACTACTGAAGTGGTGGTAAACGGCCTGCTGAAGCAGGGCGACGCAATCGCAAAAGAGTTCGCGAACACTACCATGACAATGGGTCAGGCGTTTACCGTTGCCACCAATAACATCACGAAGTTTGTAGGTGAGTCTGCTTCTGTTCAGTCAACTATCAATGTTTTCAATACCGGCATCGTTTCTCTCAGCCAGAATCTTGATGCTATAGGCGGCGTGCTGGCAACCGTCGCCACGATAATGGGAAGCCGTTTTGTTGGCGCCCTTACTATGGCAACCACGGAGAAAGTCAGAAAGGTCATAGCGACTCGCGAAGAGATCGTTGCCGAAAATCAGGCTGCGCAGGCTGCCGCCAACAAAGCTACCGCCGATATGCGGGCAGCAGCAGTTGCCAAAGAAAGAGCGCTTGATGAAGTTCGCATCGCCCAAGTCATGCGAAATTCGTCGATCACAGCCGCGAATCTGGCGGCGGCAGAGGTCAGGTTGTCAGCTGCAAGAACTGAAGCGGCCACCCTGACTGACAATTACAATCGGGCCCTGGTGGCAAATGCAGCAGCACAGGATGCAGCCGCTGCTGCGGCAGCACGAGCGAGTCTGGGCGTACGGAATCTGGCTTTCAGGGCGCTCGGGCTGATTGGCGGTCCAGCCGGAGCAGCCATGCTTGCCGGCGCTGCAATTTATTATTTTTATCAGAAAGCGCAGCAGGCCAAGCAGGAAGCAGTCGACTTTACGGACAAGCTGACCGGGCTTGTGAGCAAGATGAAAGACATGTCTCAGACGCAGATAGCAGCTGAGATTGCCAAATCAGCTCAGGCAATGCGCATACAGTCAGAGATGATTGATGATCAGCGGCAGAAGGTTGATGGCCTGATTGGTGCTGTCGAAAGCTACAAACGGTCTCAGCGCATATATGGCGAGTCTACCCGCCAGATGGAGAATATGCGTGATGCACAGGAAAGGCTGGCAATTGAGCAGGGCAAGCTTGAGGAGATGGAAAGCCGGTACAGCAAGACCAAGAATCTCACCAGCATACTCCAGGCACAATACAACGGCGTTCTTGAGCAGGGTATCGACCTGTTAAAGCGCGACGGTCATGAGGCCGGAGTAGCATCGGGACTGATGAACCAGCTGGGAAATTCGATAAATTTCGCTGCAAAAGCAAAAGAGAAGTTCAACGCTTCAAGTCTGCAGGTGCAGCGCCCGGCAAAGGTGCAGGACTACCTCGATAAGCTGCTCGACCAGGTTGAAATTGAAGGTGAGATTGATGCGCGCAAGCGCTCTCAGCTGAAAGCCGAAAAGGAAATACGTGCTCTGGGTGGTGATGATGCGGCAGTCAACCTGGCACGCCAGCGTGCCGGAGCGGAGTATGACGCACAGCAGGCGCAGCGTGACCTGAAAAAGGAAACCAGCGCTGCGGCCAGCGCACAGAAAAAAGCTGCCAGTCAGGTGGAGAGCATTGCGCAGAAACTGGCGAACCTCAAACAGCAGTCAGAACTAGCCGGCGAAAGTACAAGAGAACTAAGCCGTGAACAGGCCATCCTTACTGCTCAGCAGTCGCTGGGCAAGGGGGCCACGGAGGCGCAGATCGCTCAGGCAGGTGAATATGCGGCCCGCAAGTGGGACGTGGCTAATGCAATCAAGGCTCAGGCTGCGGCTGAGAAGCTGTTGCCTGAATCGCGTGAGAGTGCGAGCTATAAGCAGGATCAGGCAGATTTGAATTCCGCCCTGAGCGCTAAAAAAATCACTCAGGAGCAGTACAACGCCATGGCTGAAAAGCTGGAACAGGATCATCAGGCGAAAATGGCGCAGATACGTGCCGACCAGGCTGTCACCCCGCAACAGCAGTCATCCGGAACGGTAGACCCGGCACAGGCGCTGGCAAACGAGCATGCGCGCAAGCTCGCCCTGATACAGCAGTTTGAGCAGCAAAAGACACTGACGGAGCAGCAGGGGCTGGCGCTGCGCAATGCGGCCAATACTGAGTACGAGCAGAAGCGGGTGGCGGCGCAGTGGGAAATCTGGCGAAACCAGAGCGCGGGCAATGAGGCGCTGGCTGCCTCTTTCGATGCGCTGGCCGGCAATGCCTCAAATGCGCTCACCGGGATTATCATCGGCAGCATGTCTGCTGAAGAGGCGATGCGCTCAATTGGCAGTACCGTCCTGAACAGCCTGGTTAACACATTTGTGCAGATGGGCGTTGAGTGGGTCAAATCCGCGATCATGGGACAGGCAGCGCAGACAGCAGCAATCGGTACCGTAACTGCTGTGCAGACGGCGGCAACTGCTACCCAAACAGCCACCAGCGTCGCTGCAGCAGCTACCACTACTGCCGCATGGACCCCTGCCGCGCTGCTTGCATCAATTGCTTCGATGGGTACCGCGGCTGCAATCGGCCTTGGTGCCGTCGCCGGCATTGTTGGCATGAGCCTGCTCGGGAAGCGAAAGAATGGCGGTCCAGTCACTGCCGGCGGTATGTATCAGGTGGGAGAAAGCGGCCTGCCTGAGATATACCAGGCCAGCACCGGAAAGCAGTACATGATACCGGGCGATAACGGCAAGGTGATCAGCAATAAGGATTTACAGGCATCGGGAGGCGGAGGTGTGGTTATTAACATCCAGAATTACACCTCTGCTTCAGTTGATGCACAGGCTGGCAACGATGGCAAAGGCGGCCTGACCGTAGATGTGATTGTTGCTGACCTGAACAGCGGCGGGCCAATCAGCAATGGCATAACCAGTAACTTCAATGTGAAACGCACGCCAAGGGGGCAGGGCTGATGCCAATTATCGACTATCCCGGCTGGCTGCCGCTGGCGCAGAAAGCCAGCAAGAATATGACGCTGGATACCGGATTTCAGTCGGATCAGCCGGCGGTCGGTCCGGCCATTTTCCAGCAGATGACGGACGACCTTAAAGTTACCTGGTCACTGACGTGGATATTCACGCTGGCAGAGGAAAGAGCTTTTCAGCAGTGGTTGCGCAGCCCCAACTACCTCAATCGCGGCCTGAACTGGTTCCGCATGCGGGTAGATATCGGCGGCAGCGGGCCACAGCTGCAGGAGCTTCACTTCACTCAGATGCCCGTACAAACCAGCATTGATGGCAGCGTGGTCAGATGGACGGGAACAGTAATCGCTAACCGCCTCAACAATCCTGATGACGACTTTGACGACATCATTGTTGAGCTGCCGCCGCCGTGGGATTCATGGCTGGATATTGTTGTGACCGGTTATCCTGATAATCGTGATCCGGAGTCATTACCGAGGGTTCCCTGATGCCATCATTTCGTGAATACCGGCAGCAACGGCCATCGCGGGCGCTGTATGACACGCTTACCTTTTATCATCCGTCATTTGGATACGTCAGGCTGGTGGATAAGCAGTTCTATGAAAAGACGCTGGCCGGGGTGATATACCGCCCGGCGCGCTTTGAAATTGAGGAAAGCCAGCAAAGCGGCATCCCGGTGATTGACGCAACCGTAAAGCTCGGTCGCGTCTCTTCGGACGTAAAAGCACAGATGAAGAAATGGCGTGGCGCCACCCGCCTGACGCCTATTGTGACAACCCGGCAGGTATTTGACAGCGGTGACACCTCAGCGCCGATCAAGTCGTGGACACTGTACGTGAAAACGGTAGATATCGATGCTGAAAGCGCCTCCGTTACGCTGTCCGTTACCAACCCACTCAATAATAACGTTGGCCGCCTCTATGACCCGCGAGAATACACCGGACTGCAGTACCTCTGATTTTATTGCGCGCATGATCGGCGTGCCATGGTCAAACCGGGCCTGCACTTCTGATGCCGTCGACTGCTGGGGGCTGGTGGTTCTCTATTACCGGCAGGTGATGGGGATTGAACTGCACCAGACGCCTGACTACGAATCTGGCGCCGACTTCTTTACCTGCTATCAAGGTGACGTGATTTTCTGGCAGCAGGTGCCGCATCCTGCAGAGGGAGGGATATTCGTTGGCTACAGCGGCGCGCAACCGGCACACGTCGGGCTTATCCTCGGAAGGCAGGCGCTGCACTCGCGTGGCGAAAACGGCAGCGTTAGGCAGGATTCTCTGATGTTGATTCAGCGGGCATTCACCAAAGTGGAATACTTCCGATATGGCTCTGATTGAAATAAGTCGCTTTCCCGGAACGCCGAAAGAGCGTTACAGGGTGCCTAATGGCACCTTTTTTTATGCCTGGCTGACAGAGAATGACAGCGCGCTGCATCATGATTTGCTGATCGTACGCAACGGCGTGAAGCTGGATGATGATGACGAGCTTGATTTTGAGCTCACCGAACTTGATCACGTTCAGATATTCGACCAGCCTAAAGGCGTCGTAGGCGACATCCTGAGCCCGATATTTAAGGTAGTAGGGCAGGTGTTCTCGTTTCTGATGCCAAAGCCGGCCATTGCCAATACCGGTGGCAATTCGGTGGATTCGCCGAATAACTCCCTCACCGGTCAGACAAACACGGCGCGCGTGTATAAGGCTAAGCCGGACATTTACGGGCAGGTACGATCGTTCCCTGACCTGATTCAGGAGTCGGTGTTTGAGTATGTTACGCAGAACGTAAAAAGCGGCGGACTGAAGTATGTCACCGAGTGGATGTGTATTGGTATCGGGAGCTATGACTACGACTCAGTGCGCTATTCAGAATCCAGCCTCGGATCGCTGGCGGGTGCGGAGTACCAGATTTATCAGCCGGGGCAGGTTATACCTGAGATTTTAGAGGGCTACGGCTTTGATGATGTGGACGGGCAGGAGGTGCCCGGCCAGAACGAGGCCAGTGACTTCCCGATCCAGTCAGCGACCGCCAAGGCCATGGTCAGCGGCAGTTATTCTGGCGGGCAGATGGCGATTAAAATCGTCAAGCAGGCGGAATTCGACTACTTCAAAAATCTGGTGCTGCCGCATGCGGTGACATTCACCATCAACGTGACGTACAGCACCGCATCAGGAAACGTCACTACAGACGCAACCTACTCCGGAACGATGATATCTGCAGTTGAAACAACAGACGGCGCCACAACCAATCCTGTGCGCTGGTACACGTTTACGTTTAGCCAGCTGGAAGGTCCACAGGATATTCCGGCCAGCGCCACAATCAACACGTCTAAATTCGTGCTGAACGACAATGAAGCGCTGGTGGTGGGGCCGTTCTTCTCTCCGGTTGCATCAAGCCAACTGTGGCTGCACACGCAGTCGAGCCTGGGAGGAAAGAAAGAGACTAACTGGAAGGTGGTGATCTGGATGATTAATGATGACTACTCGCAGATACCGGGCACGCAGCAGACCTTTGTTTACCGGCAGCCCACGCCGCATGAATCCACCAGCGAGGTCTTTTACCGCACTGACAAGCTGACGCCATCGGCGGGATTTGGGAAGTATGCGGTCAGCTTCCAGCGCACGGACAATTCCAGCGATGCTTCCATCCTGAAGGTCGAGGAGATTCACAGCATTAACGTACGGCGTAACGTAGTGCATCCTGACGATACGCTGGTGCGCGTAAAGGTCAGGGCCACTGAAAACGCGCTGGGCAGCCGGGAGCGAAAATATAACCTGCTGGCCACGCGCAAAACCATCAGTTACAACCTCGACACCCGGGCAGTTGATTACACGCTACGCGCCTCCCGATCTTTTGCTGACGCCGTAGCACATCAATGGCTGATTATCGGCGGGCAGCCAGTCGGCAGCATTGACCTGTACGGCCTGTATGCTATTGCAGAAGCGCTACCTGATGCGCGCCTAGGATATTTCGATTACACGTTTGATGATGAAAACGACTCGCTGGGAGACCGTATTCAGGCCATTTGCAATGCCGCCAGCGTCATCGCTTTTATGGATGACAACATGCTGACGTTCACACGCGATCAGCGCGTAGCGAATCCAGCAGCAGTATTTAACCGCGCCAACATGAAAACGGATGAGTACAAAATAACGTATGAGGCTACCCTGCCTGGCGGATATGACGGCGTGCAGGTCTCCTACGTACATCCGACCACAAACAACAAGACGTACATCAACTACCGCATACTGAACGGCACTATGACTGAGCAGGAGGCTGAGAATCCTAACAAGATGGAAATTGTCGGGCTCCGTAATGAATTTCAGGCCAGAGAACGGGCATTGCGTGAGATAAAGCGCCTGATTTACTCCCGTGCCCGGATGAACGCCAAAGTGTTTGAGGACGGCATTATTCAGGTGGGTAGTGTTATCCAGATGCCTGACATCTACGACAGCAACGAGCAGCAGGGATATATTGCCGGCCGCAGCGGAAATGCGTTCGACACCAGCGAGCCTGTAAACTTTACCGGAGATATGTTCGTGCTGGTAACGGATAGCTTAGGTAACCCGACAAGGCGCTATCCGGCTACCCCGCGCAGCGACACCCGCTATGGCTTTGTGGCCGCAATCCCTGAAATTCAGCTTAACATCTGGAACGGCGATACGGTTCAGTCACCGTCTCGATACCTGATAGCCACAGTTGCTGAAATGGATGCGCAGCTCTGGACGGTCAATAGCATCAAACCTAATGCTGACAGCACCGTATCACTAACCGTAGCTGAATACAGCGATCTGATTTACGTCTGATAAAACTTAATCACCATCCCGGCCAGCCTTAAGCTGGCCTTTTTCATGGAAAAAATATGACTACGCAGCCAACTAATAACCAGGTACCTAGCGAATCACCACGTGATTTGAAGTTCAATGCCGGGAAAATTGACGAGTTTGTTACCTCGTTGGTAAACACCTACGTGGATAGATTTGGTAATGAGCATTACACAATTGAGGGTCTGCGCTGGCTGGCCCAGCAAGCTATCGCTCAATATGGCTGGATTCCTGTAGGAACGTTTCAGGCAGGTGCCACTCTTACTTTTCCGAACCAAATCCTGAAAGATGTAACCGACGGAGAGTATTATCGCTGGGATGGCACATTGCCAAAAACCATACCCTCGGGTTCTTTGCCATCAACGTCAGGAGGCGTAGGGCCGGGAGGCTGGATAGGTGTTGGGGATTCTGCCCTTAGAATGCTTCTGGCGTCCTCTCAAGGAGCTGGTGCGATAGGGTTTGACCCTTCATTTTCTTATGCCGCTAACACGGCAGGAGCTTATTTAAAAAGAACGCCATCAGGTGTATCGCCAGAGCTTTTTGGTGGTGACATCCAGGCCGCAGCGAATGCTGCAGCGTCACTTGGCATCCCACTCATCACGGGGCGCAAGGACTATGAATTACAAAATGCGCTCACATTACCTTCAGGCCTGACATGGATTTCAGGTGGTACGCGCATAAAAATGATGCGGGCTGGCACAGGCGGCACTAACCCGCAGGATTCAGGCTTAGTTCCACAAAGCAACACGCGCATTTTAGGGCGTGTATATATTTACATGGTTGACTCCCCAGGCGCGGCGGCATTCCGGGCTCATGTTCTGCTTGGTAACTGGACGACTGGTGCGGGTGTAAACGACTTTACTTTTGATGAATTCATTCTTGAAGGTGGGCACCTTAATATAAACGGCGTGGCTATCGCTGGTGACTCCTACGGAATCAGGGGAAGGCGCATTGATGCTGGCACATCAACGGTGATTGGCCGCGCGCTAATGAGTCACTGGGGTAACTTTGCTCAACACTATCTAAGCGGTGGGATTTATCAGCACGCGTCTGGTGCTGGCCCTACTACGCATCCGCATGACATTCACATCGGAGAGGTAGTAGGTAACTTAACCGCAAGCATTGGCGATTTCATGGCTCTGGTAGGTTTTTCTGCGGGCTATGATACAACGGTCGACAGGATTGCTGGCTCAGTCACCAATAATGGCGCCGGAACCGCTCAGTTGCTCCTGCTCACGGGCGGAGATATGGGGATGGCGTATGCAACGGCTGAGCAGCGAGCAGCCGGCATGAGAAACCTGGTGTTCGGCACTATCGAGGGCAGCTCGAATAAGATTGGCATTTCACGGATCGGTCGGGCTCTTTATTACAATGCAGACAGCACGCCGCAATCGGCAGAAAACTATTACGTCAAAATCTGCGAGACTGCCACAAACGTCAACATTAAGAGCACAAGCAATAACGTAATTCACCAGGCAATAGGTGGCAGCAACTTTGGTGGCCGATGCTTCTATGGAACCGTAATCACCGATGGGTTTGTAACCTCATTTTCTCCTGGGAACTATGACACTGGCGGCGTAATAGATCAGCTTGTCTCCCGAAACAACCAGTACAATGCAGTGCTTTATGCTGGTTCCGGAGCGGACGCCACAATCTACCCAACCGGGATGAGGATTAATAAACTTGTTATAAATGGCACAGGTGCTCAGGGTGCTGATGCACTTAACTACCATGGTGTGAGGACGCAATCATGTAGCGGCTTGTTCATTGGCTCCATTGATGTACAGGCACTGAATGCAAATGGCTACGCTGTTCTATTTAACACCCTTTCTGCTGGTGTATATATAGATTCGATCAAGGTGTTTTCTACTTACAATCGAGGCGCAGCAATTCTGAATTCCGTAGCAGGAGCTACAGATTGCAATGTTGGGCAGGTTTTTGGTGTTGAATCACTGGTTCCTATCACTGGTGGCGTGACGTTCAAGCCATTTGGAAGGTTCAGAGAATATCAGTATGCCGGAGGCACATCCCTTCCTTCTGGCATTAACGTCGTGGTTGGAGACAGGTTTTCTGCATCTCAGGGAACAACCGGGCAGCCGGCTCTTTCCATTATCACCACAGCTGGTGTTGTAGGCACAACCGCCGTAGCCAAAGTTATTTTCACATACTGACAAATGGGCGCGAAAGCGCCCATCCCTCCCTTACTTCCTTTCAAATACATCGCCGCCAAACTGGAATCCCCACACGACAGATTTCTTCAGTGTGTAGTTTTCCTTGAGGTAGGTGCAAACATCCTCCATGCCTGCAGGATTCTGACAAAGGTTGTTGCCTGTCATTACGAATCTTGGATTTTGCCGAATTTTTTCCATGATATAGCTCTCTTCCCTGGCGCCCATAATTTGGGTTCTATGCGTCATCCAGATGTACTTATCGAAGGGTTCCATGTCAGAGAGGTAATAAAGAACGTGAGATGCTCTCACTGACAAAACCTTTTCATCTCCCACCAGGGCGTGCAGGGATTTAAAGTCATCCTCTTTTTTGCTTGTGTATGACGCCTCAAGCCTTTCGTGAAGGTTAAAAAGCTTAATCGTCATATCCTTGTAATAGATATTAAAAGGAAGAGCTGAGAGAGCAATGATTGCCATGGCGTTCTTTCCTGCAGCGACAGCGAAAAGGCAGCAAGGGATAAGGAAAATCGCCGAATAGTGCATAAAAGGCTTTCCGGCAATAATCACGCACATGATGCATGAGGTCATGCATAAGGCAGCTGCAATCAGTCCGCGCCTATTTCTGATGCTCGAAAATTTACCCATGAGGTAAAGAGCAGGGAAGAGAAACACACTGGCTATTACAGGCAGGAAAAACATTAAAGTTTCACTATGGCTTATGCCGCCATCGCCATATGCAGAAAGGAATGTTATCTGTGGTTTCAGATATCCATCCATGACACCTACAGTCATCTGCAGGGGAGCGAAAACAACAATAAGTCCGATAGCCACCCCGGCAGCGTATATTGCTGTTTGGCGCAGGGTTGATTTCATGTCGCGACCAATCAGAAGAAAGATGGTAGGGAGAGACAGTGCTACTCCAACCATATAATTGATGTTGACTGCAAAGATGGCGAGCATTCCTGAAATTGCGACAGGCTTTGTTCTACTTGACCTCATAAGGATAAGCAGCGACGCCAGGGCGATCGGCGAATACAAAATCTCGGTGTTGCCAGAGAAGTCTACGAACGGGAATGAAAAAAACATTATGGCTAACGCAATCCCGGCAACATTCTTGAAGCTTCTATAGCAATAGAATGAAACGATTACCGCCGATACTAAATAGAATAGCAGGGAAATTGCTGCAAAAAATCCTATCTTAAATGGGTATATCAGGGAGAATGCCGCGTAGATATAGTAAAGGAATGCCGGCTTATGGTCGAAAGCATAGCTGTATGGCATTTGACCATGCTCAATTATTCCATCGGCGATGATTTTATAGATCACTGAATCATGGTTAGTGAATGCGTGACCGAAGTAAAAGCTAGCAGCGAAGGCGATAATCGCTGCGAATATTAGTTCTCTGGCAACCCAGCCATATTTTTTTATCACTTCTTGGATCCCTTAATCAGGTAGCGCGGCCTTCCTTTAGACTCTATGTAAATCCGCCCGATATACTCACCAAGCACGCCTATTCCTATCAGCTGCACGCCACCTAGGAACAATATAGATACGATAATAGATGGATATCCCCTTACAGGATTACCAAATACGAGTGTGTCGAAGATCATCCACGCGCCATAAATGAACGAAGCTGCAGCGACGAACAAGCCAATATAGGTCCACATGCGCAGTGGGAAGGTAGAGAAGCTGGTAATGCCCTCCAGCGCCAGATTCCATAGCTTCCAGCCATTAAACTTTGATGTGCCGGCCACACGTTCCGCACGTGTGTACTCGACCACATCAACGCGACCACCCACCCAAGACAGCACGCCTTTCATGAACAGGTTGCGCTCCGGAAGCAACTTGATGTGCTCCACCGTTTCGCGCGACATCAGACGGAAATCTCCGACATTCTCTTCTATTGTTGGTGAGCTTATTTTGTTATGCAGGCGATAGAACCACTCCGCTGTTTTGCGCTTGAGGTGGCCGTCACTACTCCGATCTGCCCGCTTCGCCAGGACAACATCAGCACCGGATTGCCAGCGCTCAATCAGCTGCGGAATGACATTGATCGGGTCCTGCAGGTCAACATCTATAGGCACCACTGCGTCACCGGTAGCGTGCTCAAGCCCTGCGAAAAGCGCTGGCTCTTTTCCAAAGTTGCGAGTGAATGACACCGCCTTAACCAGAGGGTCAGAAATCGATAGAGCGTTGATTATCCCCTCAGTGGCATCCTTACTGCCGTCGTTAATGAATACAATCTCTGCCTCATACGCGGTAAGCTCCCGGCGTACTTCCTGATAGAAAATCGGTATCGCGTCTTCTTCATTAAAGACGGGGACCACAAGGGATATCTTCATTTTGCTTCCCTGAAAACGATGTACCGTGAATAGATAAAGCCACAGAAAAGGCTTATGGCGGAGAATGCCACCAGGGTTAACAGCGGTGCTAATCCGGACCTGTCAGCCGCCCAGCCTACAGCAGTAGCCAGCGAACCCATAAATGCGACATAAATCATGTAGCGCAAGGTTGTTGTCTCAGCGTTAAAGGTCCAGCGTGCGTTTACAAAGAATGAAAACGTAACTGCAACGCAAAAGGCAACAAAGTTGGCGAGTGACTGGGTGGCATCCGAGGTCCAAAGGACCAGATAGAACACAGCCCAATGAATAGCAGTGTTCAGCACACCAACACTGACATAACGTGAGAATAGTTTGAGCATCAGGTTTAGCTTAAGTTAAGAATTTACCGATCTTATACATCGTGAAACAGACTGCAACCCTTTAAGAACAATCGCATAAAAAAGCCCCGGCGACGGGGCAATCCTGTACCGCGCCGATCTGAGCGGGCTACGGGGTGGGAGACTAAACATTAACCATTCACACCGGCCGCCGCAAATAAATATCCATGCCTGCTAGCAGCTTTGAAAAATACACCTCTGTCGCATCTTGATCAGATCCACCGATCAATACTACTGTATCTATATACAGTTATTATCAGAGGAGGATTTGACCATGCCACGCGAGTACCAGATCAAAGAAGCATTCATCAGTTCTATTAAGCGCGAGCCATCAGGCCGCAGTACCGTTACCACTGCTGACTTCGTAGAGGAGCTGGAGCGCGTTAACTGGCACTTCACGCTCAAGCAAGCCAACGACTGGATACGGAGCCACACGACCACCTTTCGCGACGCCTCAACGCAGGAGGGCGAGAACATGACTTGGTTCCGGTTCAACCCTAACGGTGGCCTCTGATGGGATTCCCTTCACCTGCGCAGGACTACATAGAGCCGCGACTCAGCCTCAACTCAGTATTCATACCAAACCCGGGCACAACGTTCCGTGTCGATATTCCGGACGGCTTCCTGCTGGTTGACTCAGCTGCGAAGGTAAAGCCCGGCAACCGGATTGCGTATCAGTGGAACGGTTATTCAGGGCTGGGGAAGATGTACCGCAACAGCCTGGTGACGGAAGAGGGTGAGGTGATAGAGGGTGAGCCGCTGAATGATGTCATCGTGCTGGGGAAGGTGACGTGCGAGGTACGGCATGTGTATGACGATTCCAGGGCGCCATAA